CTCAAGCTTCGCGAGAGCCGACCCAAAGCCAGCTGCAGCCCCGCCGGGAGCGGGACTAGGGCCGCGACCCGATTTGTTTCCCTTGCCGAACATGCTTGGGGTCATGGAAGCCATGCCTCCACCCAGCATCTTCTTCACTCCCTTGGAACTCGGAGCTTCTGCGATCTGCTTGCCCATGTTCATACGTCCCATCATTTCTTCTTCTCCTTCTTGGCTACGCCCTTGATAGAGCCCTTGTTTTCAGCGGCATAGAAGACGCGTTCGCCCTTCTCCCTGCCATACTGCTTGGCCATCGCGGCCTTGATCTTCTTGCCTTTGGCGTTCAGTGGCATGGCGCGCTCACTTCTTCCCAAGCGCCTTGGAACGGTCCATCCACTTGCGCTCATACCTGTCAAACGACTTCACTGTGGTATTGCTCTTCGCCTCTTTTGGCCCAAGAGTTTTTTTGATTGAGCGGGACGCATCTGCGTTGCTGGCGGCACTCAGGTTTTCAAAAAGCGGGGTATCGAACTTTGAGACGCTCGAAAGGGCATGCTTCTGGATGTTTGCTGAGCGCTCTTTGTCGCTATTCCCCCGCACATACTGCTGCGCCCCAGCGGCGGTTGTGTACGTCTTCTTAGGCTTTGACGGAGCCTTGTTGATGGTGGTCGCGGTGCGGCCAGTCTTGCCCTTCATGGGTGCCTCCTCAGCAGTTCCAAGCGCGCAGCGAGAGCGCCTTGCGTGTTGGTTTACCTTTTTCGTCCTTCATTGGACCGGGCATACCGCCCATTCGGGCGCAGAACGACTTGCGCCGCGCTGCATCCTTCTTTGTTTTTGGATTCGGTGCCGGAGGCTTGAGGTTCATGCCCTGAGCCTTGGCTGACGCCCTGCCCTTGGCATTGAGGCCCCCTTTTGGGTCCTTACCCTCCTTGCGGGTCCATGCTGGTGACTTGGCCATTAGGTGGCATCCCTCACAAGAACGATCTGAAAGTACGACGAAACGTCGTTGTTGTTGCCCGAACCCTCGGCAGTAGCTGTGATGCACTCGCCCGCCATGATCTTGACGGGGTATGCAAAATCGTAGCCCGAGGTGCCGTAGTGCAGGGTGGTGATCGCGGCAGTGCGGACAATGTTGTCCTGAGCGCGAAGCTTGAGGCGGGCCGTGATGTACTGGTTGGCGGTTGTCGTTCCGCTGGTGATGCTGCCGAACACAAGGTATCCGGTGTATCCAGTCGGGCAGGTCCAGTGACCAACAAGAGACACGTTGTCCCCGATGCCAATCGCGCTGTACGGCACTGCAGGGACGCCCGCGGTGACCGTCCCCGTGCCCGCGTAGATGATGCCCGCATTCACGCCGCCAGAGCCCACAGACGCCACGCTCATGGTCTCGATGGCGTCGTACTCGTGGACAGTGTTGACCGCTGTCTGGCCGTTCAGAGTGACCGTCTCGGAGACGTAGCCGCCAGCGCCGTTGATGCCGAGGATGTAGACTGTGCGGGCCCCGGTTCCGGCAGACGTATCATCAGCGCTTGAGGAGCTGATCTTCATGATCGTGGGCGCAGCTGGATGAACCAAAAGTCCGAGGGCTGGCCAGATCGTCACCTCGGTGGTGTCCACGTCCGGGTTGTGCCCGAAGACATGCACGACGCTGTGCCCAGCAATCTGGCCTCGGCCAACCTGAAGTTCGAATGGCTCGGTGAGCCCGAACCGAGAGATGGATGAGAGCTCCCGAGCCATTCTATTCTCCTTACGACCAGAAGATCGTCATTGCGGTGAGGTTTGTGGCGGTTGCCACATATGGGTCCGCGTCGAACAGAACCCCCGTCCCCGGAATGAAGATATCATATGTGCCTGCGGCAGCGAAGTCCAAGTCGATCTTGGTCGCCCCGCCGTCACCGGATGTCATCGTGATCCGGCCTGCGCCGGAGAAGGTCGCCACAACCTGACGGATGCGAGCGCGGCCAATTGCAGCCGCACCTGTGCCCGTCAGGCGTTTAGAGCTTACGTCATATTCGTCGGCCATGCGGGCCTCCTATTAGCTGAGGGCTGCGCCGACAGCAGTGACCCAAGCAGAGCCAGTCGAGATCACGAGGCAGTACTCGTTGTTGCCAGCGCCGTTGTCGTTGATGAGGCGAACCTGACCAGCGTTTCCAGCGGCAGCTGCAGGCAGAGATGCGGTCGCGATGGCGGTGAGCTTAACGAAGCTGGTGACGGTCACGTCGCCCGATACGTTGCCAGTGACGTTGCCAGTGACGTTGCCAGTGACGGCACCAGTGACAGCGCCAACAAAGCCGTTGGTCGAGGTCACGGGACCGGAGAAGGTGGTAGAAGCCATGATAGTACCCCTTGCACAAGGATTCGCCGCGCAGTCTGTGCATCGTCAGGTTGGGCGTCCTGTCTGCGTGGCTGATGTTACCCTGATGGAATTGTACATCATGGGGCAAAAAGTTCCAATGAACTTTTGTTGGGAAGTCTGCTGGCGGCGTCGTGTCAATAAGGGTCGATAAATCAGAACCCATCGCGCTTATACACCCTATGAGCATTTCGCAAAAAAAAGGGGGGCAGCCAAAGCCACCCCCCTTCATCACGGTGTCCGTTTGCTTACGCGCCGGGGCAGCCGTACATGCCCAGCGGGTCCGACACGCCGAACGAGTAGCGCTCGCGGGCCTTGTAGCGGACGTTGCCAGTGTCGAAGTCGCCGTCCATCGAGGTGGACATCGCGGTACGCACGAAGTGCTTCATGCCGTTCGGGATGTCCGTGGTGATGTACCAAGCGTCCGCGTCGGTCAGGTAGTGGTTGACGCGGTAGCCCTGCGGGATTGAACCATTCGACTTGAGTGCGTTGAGGTCGTTATCGGCGGTGCCGACACGCAGCTCAGTCTCCAGCAGGCGAGTAGCCACGAACATCAGCGACGGCGGAACAATCAGCTTGCGCGGGCGAGCGGCGATCAGCAGGCCACGTTCGTCCTTGAACGCAGCAATGTCGATCACAGCCTGCTCGAGAGCGGTCTCGTTCAGGTCAACGTCAACCGACGGGCGGTTGGAGTTGGTGCCGCCAGCAACCGTCGGGTGCGCGGTGTTGAACAGGGTCACGCCGTCACCCGAGGTGAAGGTGGTGAAGCCCGTGTTCAGCAGCGAAGCAGCCTTCACTTGCTTGGTGTACGCCATGGCGCGAGCCAGCGCCTTGGTGTAGCGAGCCGACAGGGAGTCATAGAGGTTGTCCTCCATGGCTTCCTCGGTGATGGAGAAGCCCATCGCCACGGTCTCGTGGTTGTAACGAGCAGTGAACGATTCCTGCGCGTTGTCGTAGGTGATCGCGGAGCCTTCCGGCTTGACGGGGGCAGCCCCGAAGCCCGACAGCTTCACTTCTTCTTCGAACGAACGCTCCGAGGTTTCAGTCTCGTAAATCTCAGCGTGTTCGTTCTCGTACTTGCCGTACTCCAGACCGAAGAGGGCGTTCAGCCCCGGCAGGAGTTCTTTAAGGGCCTGTGCGCGTGAAATAGCCATGTGTCAGCCCTCCTTAGACGCCAACAGCAGCGGTCAGCTGCGTGTAGTTGAGTTTGACGACCAGCAGCGGGTAGGTGGTGCCAGCTTCGTCGCCGCGGGGGCCACCGACGTAGTCGATGATTCGCAGCGGAAGATTGGCGTCCGTGCCGATGGTGGACGCGTCGAGTGCGACACGCGAGGCCTTGAACGTGGTGTTCACCGCACCCTGCACAATCGCGGCGTTCTTGCCGTAGATGTCCAGCGAGTTGGTGATAGCCTCGTCAGCCTGCACGACGTACAGCGCCTGCGGATCGTCAACGACGAACGCCAGAGCGTCCGATGCAACGGTCCCGGTCGGCCACATGTTCGAGAACGTGATCTGGCCAGTCGAGGGGTCGGTGTACGAGCAGCCGACGAACACGCCGAGCATCGCGATATCGGTCGAGGTGTCGCCCGTTCCGGTCTGCTTGGTGATCGTGGTCGAGGTGCCATTGTCAACGAGGTTGACGATGTCTCCGGCGGCGATGTTGACGGCGAGGCCCGAGGCGATGGGGTACTGGCGGAAAACCTCCAGCGAGCCATTGTCGAGACGGCCAGTCACACGCAGACCGAAGGGTGCATTAACGGAACCCATTGGTTCTCTCCTTCAGTGATCGGAGGGTTATCCCCTGCCGAATGTGGTTTTTGTTGAACGCTCGGGCCGAAGCACGGGCATTCGGGGATCGCTCTCACGGAGGTAGCTGTTATCGACGGCATCCATCTGGGCCTTAGCCTGATCTAGCTGCCCGTCGGTACGCTCCTCTGCGAGCTCTACGGGGATACTGCACAGGAGAAGCCCGCCGACCTCTAGGTTCTCAGGGAACCGGGAGTTGTGGTCAGACATGATGTGCAGCTCGGGGAAGTCCTTTGCCAAGCAAGGGGTGTAGCCCTCGCGGAAGCGGCTAGAGACGTTCTTGTTGTCCTCGTTGCCCAGTGTGGAGGTGCGAACCCAACGGAATTTAAGGCCGTCACGGGGCTCGGGGGTCGGGAGGAGAGATTGGCGTTGCCATCCTTTGCGACGTTCTCCGCCTTCACGAGTTGTGAGCGCTCTGGGGGTACGTTCAGACATTGGATGCATCCTTCAAGAGTTGCGCCGCGTATTGTTGAGGGCTCAGCCCAAGTCGCTTGGCGAGTGCGACCTGAGTGGAGGTGAGTGCCACCTTGCGTGGTGTTTGACCGGATGTACGTCCGGCTGAGGCCACCACGTTGCCAGCCTGCCGCCGCTGTGGCTTCACCCCTTCTGAGGCGTCGGCAAACCGTTCTGGGAAGGCGCGGCGAACCGCACCGTCAATCTGAGAATAATACTGATCCGTGTCTGGCGCAACTCCCGAGCGAACAAGCTTCTCGTGGACGCCCATGGCGAGGGCAGTGATGTCCTCATCGCCACTCCGCATGAACCAAGGATTCTTCTGCGCCCAGTCCTGAGCTTTGCCGCTGGGCGGCTGGACGGTCGGCCTCTGCGGCTGCGGAGCCGGGGGCTGTGGCTGCTGTCTGGGGGCCGGACGGTATGAGTTGATCCGGTATTCCTCGTTCTTCAGCTCCGTCAGCTTGGCCTGTGCATCAGCCATGGCGTCGGCATCGCCGTGCTCGTAGGCGACCTTGAACTCGGCCTTGGTCCGCTCAAGTTGCATGGAGAGGCGCTGCTTGGCCTGATTGACGAGGACGCCCTCGCCCTCCTGCAGCATGCGCTGAAGGCGAAGCTTCTCCTCGTACTCGCGCTGAGCGAAGGCGACCGCCTCCTCACGGAGCCGTGAAGCCTCCTCTTTGGCACGGCGTTCCTCGTGGAACTCGTACTTCAGCTTCTTGATGCGCTTTTGCACGGACTCGGAGTACGAGGCGATCTCGTCATCCTCAGGCACATCTGGCTCGGCACCATCAGGACGTCGCGCTTTGTCGCGATCAGGCTCCGGCGTGTCATCGATGATCTCGACCTCGAAGTCGTCATCATCTTCCATCTGTTCTGCTTGAGTATTCATGCGCGGCTATACC